TGGGTGATGATTATGTTGCACAACTTCTTGAAAGGAAAAATGCAGCATAAAGATTTGCGGGAGTAACTCAATGGTAGAGTACCAGCTTGCCAAGTTGGATGTTAAGGGTTCGAGCCCCTTCTCCCGCTCCAGAAACAAGGGAAACTTTTCCCTTGTATAACGACAACCATTGTGGTATAATGGTTATATTGAAGTGATGAATGGTTCATCACGAAACTTGATTTTAACTTGGAGATTTATTTTATGCGTAACACTAAGACTGCTGGAAAACCAAAAGTAGGATCTAAGAATGCACGACAGATTACTCGAGCGGAGTCTGATGTAACTGGATTGCCACGTTGGGTGAATATCTACACTTCACCTGCTACTGGTGAGACTGCATTCAAGGATTGCGACCTTGAAGGTGGAGCAAAGGATGTCTTTGCTTGTCGTAAAGCCCTCAATGCATATTGGGGTATCTAAGATGTCGGGGGGGTGGGAAACCACTCCCCTTCTTTTATTATGAAACTATTATTACTTATATTATCTTTATTCATGTTGAGTGGTTTTTCTACTAAACAGGAAACAACCTGCCTGGCATTAAACATTTACTTTGAAGCCCGTGACCAAGTTACTAAAGGTCAGATAGCAGTGGCATTAGTGACTATAAATAGAGTAAACAGTAAACAATTTCCCGATACTATCTGTAAAGTTGTTAAACATACAAATAGAAAAAACGGGAAGATTGTTATAAATATGTGTCACTTCTCATGGTTTTGTGATGGGATGTCTGACGTTCCTAAAGATGAGATTGCTTGGAAGGTTGCATTAACTATTGCAAGAGCGATGTTAGAGTTGCCCGGAGTTCATATCAAAAACTATGGTGAACGATGGAAGGTCAGTGATTTCTTGAATGGTGCTACTCACTATCATAGGAAGGATGTTGACCCATATTGGAATCGTAATATGTTAGTGGTGGCAACTATCGGAGATCATATTTTTTATGTTGATCCTTACAGGTAAAAATTAATGGAAAGGGAAATTCCCATGTCTGGTAAAAACGCTGAAGAAAAATCTGTTCCCTCTCCAGAAGATAAAGGTGTATATCTTTTTATGAGTGAGGTTAGTCAAGAGACTTGTAAAGACTTGATTAGCTTTATCTTGACAAAGAGTTGGTCTAATCCTAAACCAAAATCTTTACAAATTATTATCTGTTCTCCGGGCGGTGATTTGAATGCAGCGTTCGCTGTTATAGATGTAATGAGGGGATGTCCTATCCCTATTCATACTACTGGATTAGGTGCAGTAGCATCAGCAGGGTTTATGATATTCATTGCTGGTGAAAAAGGACACAGAGTATTGACACCTAATACTTCTATCATGTCGCACCAATTTTCTTGGGGTAGTTGGGGTAAAGAACATGAGTTGGTTGCTGTTGGTAAAGAATTTGAACTTACAACTGAAAGGATGATTAATCACTATAAGAAATGTACAGGACTGAATGAGAAACAAATCAGACAATATCTTTTACCGCCTACTGATGTTTGGTTGAGTGCTAAAGAAGCAAAGAAGTATGGTATATGTGATTCAGTAAAGGATATCAAATGAGCATAAATATTAATGATACATTGGATGCTATAGTAAGAGATAAGAAAATATCATATATGGAAGCTATTCTAAAATACACAGACGATGTTGATTGTGAAATTGAAATGGTTGCCAAGATGATAAACAGGTCTATCAAGGATAAGATAGAAGCAGAAGCATACGAACTTAACATGATGAAAGAACGGGGTTCTAAGCTTCCTTTGTAATGTGTGTGATGATATAAGGACAATGCCACGTGTAGGAGCAGTTCTTATATTCATAATGATACTATGAAATATAACGAAATAAGGAGAAATATGTATGTCTAGTTTTAAAGATTTAAAGAATAACAGAATGTCTAATTTACAAAACCTCACGAAGCAAGTAGAGAAGTTGACAGAGAAACCATCATACGTTGATGACCGTATCTGGAAACCAGAGAAAGATAAAACAGGTAACGGTTATTGTGTTATTCGTTTTCTTCCTGCTCCTACTAATGAGGATGTGCCATGGGTTCGTATTTGGACTCACGGTTTCAAAGGGCCAGGTGGTTGGTACATTGAGAATTCATTGACTACACCAAGAGCTGATGCTCCTAGTGGCACCGATGACCCTGTATCAAAAGCAAATACAATGCTGTGGAATTCTGGTATTGAATCAGACAAAGGTATTGCTCGTGACCGTAAGCGTAAGCTGAGTTACTACAGTAATATTCTTGTCGTTGAGGATAGTATCAATGCTCAGAATGAAGGTAAGGTATTTTTGTTTAGGTATGGTAAGAAGATTTTCGAGAAGATCGAAAGTAAGATGAATCCAGAGTTTAAAGATGAGACACCTATCAACCCGTTTGATTTCTGGGCAGGTGCTGATTTTAAATTGAAGATTCGTCAGGTAGAAGGTTATGCAAATTATGATAAGTCAGAGTTTGCTACACCTGCTCCACTGTTTGACGGCGACGATGCTAAACTTGAAGAGTTGTGGAAACAACAGCATTCTCTTCAGGATATTCTTGCTCCTGATAAATTTAAGAGTTATCAAGAGTTGGAAGCACGTTTCAATACCGTTACTGCTAATCGTGGTGGTAATGAGTATAATGAAACGATTGAGGAAAGTTCTAGTGAACCGATTGCATCTACGGATGCAGAAGATGACGGCACATTAGAGTACTTCAAGAAGTTAGCTGAACAGTAGATAATATAGGGG